ATGACAAGGGGATGGGAGATCCAGCGCTGGGGTGGCTACCTCAAAGCCACCGGCAGACCACAGACCACCGTCGAGATGCGCACGTACCACCTCGAGCGCCTGGCGGCCGACTACGACGACCCGGGCGCGGTCACGTTCGACGACTTGGTCGAGTGGCTCGCCGCGCACGAGTGGGCGCCCAACACTCGCCGGTCCTACCGCGGGAGCCTGCGCTCGTATTGGTCATGGCGGCTCGCCACCGGGCGCGCCGCAGCGTCGCCGGCACACCTACTTCCGCCCGTGCGCGTCCCTCGAGGCCTGCCTCGCCCGACACCCGAGGACGCCTACCGGGCCGCGATCGCGAGCGCCTCGCGCGACCCGCGGGCGCTGATGGCGATTCAGCTCGCTGCGCAGTGTGGGCTGCGCCGCGGGGAGATCGCTCGAGCGCGCCGTGAAGATCTCGAACCGGCGCTGATCGGCTACACCCTGCGGGTCGAAGGCAAGGGCGGCCACATCCGGATGGTGCCGCTGCCCGACCCGCTCGCCGCGACGATTGTGCGAGCGCCGGCCGGGTGGCTGTTCCCCTCGCCGCACGGCAAGCACCTGACGCCGCACCACCTGGGCAAGATCGTGGTGAAGCACCTCCCGGACGGTTACACCACGCACACGCTGCGGCACCGGTGCGGGACGGTCTCGTACGGGGCGACGCGTGACCTGCGCGCGGTGCAGGAGCTGCTCGGGCACGCGAAGCCGGAGACGACGGCGATCTACACCAAGATCGATGAGGCGGCCGTGCGGGCGGCGATGAACGCTGCCGCCGCCTGAGATTTCTGAGTTTCCCCCCTCTCGTATTGTCATACGACAAACTACGTAGTAGAATCGTCTTGTCAACGAGAGAGGGGGGTGGAAAGATGCACAAGGACCTGCGGAAGATCGTTCAGGCGCTCAAGGCGCAGGGGTTCGAGGTCACAGTCTCGAAGAAGGGACACCCTGTCGTATACCGCGACGGGAAGCTGGTGACCACGTTCTCTGGCACCCCGAGCGATCGCCGGTCCTGGCTGAACAGTCTCGCCAGGGCTCGCCGGGCGGGCTTCCGCTGGCCGCCTCAGCGGTGAAGGAAGGGACCTCATCTTCCCACCAGCAACGCTTATCGCAGGGAGCACACCATGACCAGCTACACCGCGACCGTCGAAACCGCGGCCCGTCGCACTCCGGCCGACCTTGACGCCGCCATCGATGCCCTCGAGGCGTACCACGGCGCGATCGGCACCAGCGTGCTCGGCCGGCTCGAAGCCACGATCACCCTCGACGCCGAGACCCTCCGGCAGGCAACACAGACCGCCGTCGCCGTCGTCGCCGACGCGCTCGGCTCGCCGGCCGTCGCCGTCAACGTCGCACCCACCGCCGACGTCGACCGCGCGCAGGGGCGCCCGCCCATCCCCGAGCTCCTGAGCGTCGCCGACGCGGCAGAACGCCTCGGCGTGACCCGGCAGGCGATCCTGCAGCGCATCGACTCCGGTGCCATCGCTGCCACCAAGGTCGGCAAGGCATATGTCGTGCGCGCTGCCGACGTTACCGGGAGCAAGGGTGCATGATGTGATGCAGATCACATTCCCAACTCTTGTCATGTCCTGTTTTAGGACATAGATTGGTGTCATCAGGTCAGGGGAGCAGCCCCAGACCGAGACCCCGAAGGGGAAGCCATGAACACCCTCACCGACCTCGACATCCGCGCCCAGGTCATCGAGCCCGCCCTCGCCGGCGAGTACGACACCGAGACGGTCGACGCGATCACCGACGCGATCCTGGACGCCGCCCCGGTCGATACCTGGTACCTCGACGAGCTCGAGTACTACACCGACACGATCGGCACCGAGGAGTTCTGGGCCATCGTCGAGCGGGTCGCCACCGAGCGGGGCGCTCAGTGAGCGACACCACACGAACGGGCTCCGCGGTCATGACGGCCGCGGAGTTCCGCATTGCCCGCGAGCGGCTGGGGGTCACGATGGAGTGGCTCGCCGGTGAGCTCGGGGTCGCTGAGCGCACGATCCGCCGCTGGGAGGCAGGTGCAGCCCCGATCCCTGACGGCGCCGCCGCCGACCTGTATTCGATCCAGGACGCCACTGACGACTTCGTGGACAAGGTCGTCGCCGAGCTGCAGTTGACCGAGCCGGACGAGGACGGGTCGCAGTGGGTGATCACCTACCCCAGCGATGCGGCATACCGGGACGAGTGGCCCGACCTGGACTGGCCGGCGGGCTGGCACCGGGCCGCGATGGGCCGGGTCGCGCAGAAGATCCCCGGCCTGCGGGTGCGCTACCTGCGAGACGAGGACCCGCAATGACCACGCTGCTGCTGCGCCTGGCCGCGCCCACCCAGGCGTGGGCGGGCCGAAAACTGGCGATCACGCCGAACCCGACATGGCCGCAGCAACCTCATGCGAGCGCCCGAACGCGGCCCACCGGGACCGGTTTGGTCGGTTTCGTCGGGTGCGCGCTCGGGCGGGAGCGGGGCACCGACATGTCGGACCTGCGGGCACTGGAGTACCTGGTGCGTGAGGATCAGCCCGGGCATCTCGCCCGGGAGTTCCGCGTCACCCGCAGGCGTGACGGCAACGGCCGGGTGTACTCGCAGCCGCTCGTCGAGGGCGTGGTGGACGACGCGGCCTTCCTGGTGACCGTGTCCGGCGACCGAGGCCTGCTCGAGCAGGTAGCGGATGCGCTGGTGGCGCCGCGGTGGCCGCTGTACCTGGGACGGCGGGAGTACCCGCCGACGCTGCCGATCCTGCTCGGCCTCGATGACCGGGACGGTGAGGAAGTGGCGCGGGCTCACCCGTGGCTTGCCTCCGACTGGTATCGCCGCACGTGCCCGCCTGTCGTGGCGCTGTCGCTGTACCCGGTGTTCCCGTACCGGGAGACGCTGATCCCGGACGACTGGCTGGAGAGTGTCACCATCGACAACCCGCTCGGTCGGGAGGTCGTCGACTTCTTCGCGGTCGTGGCAGGTATGGACGGGCGGTGACCGGGGCGTTATCTTTGCCGGCGAGGCTGGCGCGAGTCGGCCTGGCCCGCGTAGCGGGCATAGCCCATGAGTAATTAGAGTGGGGGCAGCTACGGCTCGCCCGTTCCCCGCGTAGCGGGGACATAACGAAAATGGCCCCGCCCCTCCGTGATGGAGGAGCGGGGCCTTCTTTGTCGTGCGGCTACCGCGGGCAGGTGCTCGGGTGCGCCCACGGGGGTGCCGGCACTATCGGCTGGTCGGGGTCGTCGGGGACCATCCAGGACTCAGCGATCCGGTGCCACTGACCGCACCGGGGGCAGCGACCATGGTGCAGGACGCCCGGGGTGACGCTGTAGCGGGTGACCGGGTGGTGAGGCATGGCGTCACACGGTGCGCGGCCAGGGCGGGACGGGCCGGGTGCCGGTGCCGTCCCAGGGTGCGACCCACTGGTCGGCGATGAGGTCGGCGATCAGGTCGACGCTGGTGCGCGTCTGGATCGCCGCGACGACCTCGATGCCGTATTTGTAGGGCGTCACCCGGGTGAGGGTGATCGGTGCGCCGACCGGGAGTAGCTCAGCCAGGTGAGCTTTCGCGGCCTTACCGCCCTCGGTGCGGATCTCGGCGGCGTTGCACCCGCGCAGCCGGATGCGCAGCTCCTGCAGCACGAGCATGATGGCCAGTCCCGCCAGTTCGAGCGAGCCGAGGGTCACGTCTGCGTCGAGGGTGTCGCCGTCGATCACCCGGGTGACCGTGGCGGCATACGACTGGTCGGGCGCGAGGACCGCGGCGAGCGGCTCGGTCACGGCTGGCCCGGTCCCGCCGGGTCGTCTGTCGCGGTGGCCTGTGCGACGGGCTGCTCGACCGGAGTACCGAGCCCGACGTCGGCTGCGGGTCCGGCGACGAGCGCGCCGCCGGCAGCACGATATGCGGCGACGTCGGAGTTGGGCACGACCTGCGAGGCAACACCACTGCTGGTGCCGTTATATCCGGCCCACCCGGCAGCGACGACGCTGACAATGAACGCCGCCCACGTCACGATTTCGTTCTGGCTCAGCGCGCCGGCACCGACGAGCGCCGTCGACACGCCAGTGAGTGCCGCTTGGATACGGTAGCTCTTGGCGACGGGCTGCGGCTTGGTGTAGCTGTCAGTGGATGTGTTGGTCATAGCTTGCCCCTTCCGTTCCAGTGGGTGGCGTTGAGTCGGACCTGCAGCACGGTGGTGAACCACGTCGACCCCCAAGGTGAGCTCGTGCCGAGCGCGGCTTGCATGGCGGCCTTCGTGGCGGGACCGACGATGCCGTCGGCTTTCACTCGGGCGCCGCGGGCGATGAGCCACTTCTGCAGGGCGACGATGGTGGCCCGGTCGAAGGAGCCGGTCTGGGCGACCTTGAGCAGCTTCTGCAGGGATCGGGTGGTGCTGTATCCCCACACGCCGTCGCAGGCGATGACCGAGGACCGGTCCCAGGCGGGCTTGCCCTCCCAGCCGCCTCGGTACCAGCGGGCGCCGTCGTTGGAATATTGGCCGACGTCGATGTGCAGGTGATTGGTTTCCCAGTGGAAACCGAGCCCCCAGTGCTTCAGCTTGGGGACGATGTTCGCGTAGAACCAGTCGCGTTCTGAACCGGCGCCGGTCCAGTTGAGGTCGGCGGCGAATGCGACCGTCTGGCCGAACCACTGGGCGAGCTCGGTGTGCCAGGTCTTCTGGTAGCCGGCGGCGGTCTGGTCGACGTGCTTGCCGTAGTCGACCGGGTCGTAGACCCCGTCCTCGTAGACCAGGGCGGCCTTGCCGGCGGCCGGGACGAACACGCGCTCAACGAACAAACTGCGGATCGTCTCGTGGGTGACCTGCGGTTGGCTGGTGGCGATGCTGCGGTAGGTCATTGGGGGATCACGACTCCTCGTGAGTAGAGGTACTGCTGGGTGGCGGGGCCGCAGACCCCGTCGATCTGGAGGCGGCCGAGCTTCTGCACGGCTTTGATGGCGCCCTCGGTGTAGGCGCCGTAGTCGCCGTCGACGGCGACCTGTGAGTTGAAGCGGCCGCGCAGGCCCTGTTGGAGGGCCTTCACTCGGTAACCGGTGGAGCCGCGGCGCAGCGTCGCGCCCGCCTTGAACCCGGCCGGTGCGGTCGTGGTTGGCGGGGTCGCCGGGGTGGTGCTGACGCCGGCGAGCAGGCCACGCCACCGGGTGGCGCGCTTCACGATCGAGGCGCCATACAAGGGGGCGCCGTCGGGCCGGCCCGAGTTGTACCGCTGCCCGGCCCGATTCAGGGTGGCGTCGTCGGTGTGGCCACCGAGGTAGGACTTGACGATCCGCAGCCCGAAGATCATGTTGTCGAGCGGCAGCCACAGCCGCAGGCCCTGCTGGGCGGCTTGGGCGAAGTAGCCCTTGTAGGTGATCTGGAACGGGCCGACGCCGTTGCTGGTGTGACCGCTGTTGACCAGTTGGAGGAACTGCCGGTAGTTGGTTTCTGTGACTGCGCCGGCGCCGGCCATGGCACCGCCGCGGTCGTTGCCGTACACGTTGGCGCCGCCGGACTCTTGCTCACAGAACGCGGCAGCGATCCACAAGGGGACGCCGACCTTGTTGGCGGCGGTGATCAGGGCGTCCGCGTTGGCGCGGATGCCGTTGCGGGACAGGATGGTCAGCGCCGACATGGGCGCCTCCTTTCATGACGAAACCCCCTGCGCCGCAGGGGGTTTCAGTGGTCCGACCGTATGGTCAGGTGGTCGGCTCGGTCGGAGAGTCGGATAGGAACAGCGGGGTAGGTGGACCGATCCGCTTGGCCTCGGCCGGGTTGGACTGCAGCAGCGCGGCGTACATCTGCCGGTCCTGGGCGATGTGGATGTAGGCGAGCCGGTCGCGCTGCTGCAGCTCCTGGGACCGCGCGTCGGCGAGCCCCTGGTGGTAGGCGACCTGCTCGCGCAGGCTCGCCCGGACCGTGTCGACGCGCTCCTTGCGGGCCTCTCGCCGTTCGGTGACGAACTGCCGAACCGTCTTGGAAAACACCGCTAGCAGCGCTCCGAGCGCGGCTACAGCAGAGCCGAGCGCGAGTAGGTACGCCTCGAGGTCAACCCCGCCGATCACTGCCGAGCTCCCTTGCGGCGGTCGCGGGCGACCATGGCGTCCTGCATGTCCTGGGTGCGCCGCCAGGCGAGCAGCGCGTGCAACACGAACACGAGCAGCAGGCCGCCCGGGCCGCGCAACCCGTCCCACGGGAAGCTCGTCTCGGACAGGATCTGCCAGTACATGCCCGTCATCAGAGTCCCGTAGGTGAGGGCGAGCATCAGGTGTCCCAGCCAGCGCAGCAGCAGCCACCCGCCGGCCATCCCGACCGCGAGCACGGTGAGGCTCGCCACGATGAGCCACCCCCATCCTTGGATCGTGAGCAGCTGCTCGACGATCGCGTAGGTCGTGGAGGTGATCGGCGGGTCGGTCAGGTAGTCCAGGGCACGCTGCGAGGCCTGCACCATGGACGCGATGATCAGGACTCGGACGAACGCCGCGGGCAGGTCCCGGGTGCGGGACCCACCGCGCTGCCAGGTAATCGCACCGGCCCGCTTGCCGGTCACTGCGGGGCCTCGGCGGTGTCGGCGCGTGTGTGGTCCTTCACCCACGCCTGGGCGGCGGCGACGAGCTCGGTGGGGTCGCCGCCGGCGACGTCGTACTCGGCGAGGACTTTCTCGACCTGGGCGACGGCGCGGGCGCGGATGCCGCGTTTGCGGTTCTCTTGCTCGAGGGCTTCGGCGAGGGAGGCGAGGTCGGCGTCGCCGAGTTGGGTGGGGTCGATACCGGTGGGCATAGCGGTGGCTCCTATCGGGTGTAGGTGAGGCGCAGCAGCGGCCGGTTGGTGACCGTCGGATGAGCGTGGGAGGCGAAGTAGCCGTAGTTCGCTTGGGAGTTGTCGCCGGCGGGGCCGACGACGAAGCCCGTCTTCGAGCCGGAGAACCAGGACGTCGGCACGGTGACCCACAGGCCCTGCACCCGTGCCGTCCACTTCTTCGACACCACGGGTGTGCCGGTCACCGACGCCAGGGTTGACGGCAGGGTGGTGCCGTTCAGGGGCGTGAACCTCGCCCAGCCGCCGGTCGGCATATACCAGTGCAGCGGGCGTCACCCGGGTGAGGGTGATCGGTGCGCCGACCGGGAGTAGCTCAGCCAGGTGAGCTTTCGCGGCCTTACCGCCCTCGGTGCGGATCTCGGCGGCGTTGCACCCGCGCAGCCGGATGCGCAGCTCCTGCAGCACGAGCATGATGGCCAGTCCCGCCAGTTCGAGCGAGCCGAGGGTCACGTCTGCGTCGAGGGTGTCGCCGTCGATCACCCGGGTGACCGTGGCGGCATACGACTGGTCGGGCGCGAGGACCGCGGCGAGCGGCTCGGTCACGGCTGGCCCGGTCCCGCCGGGTCGTCTGTCGCGGTGGCCTGTGCGACGGGCTGCTCGACCGGAGTACCGAGCCCGACGTCGGCTGCGGGTCCGGCGACGAGCGCGCCGCCGGCAGCACGATATGCGGCGACGTCGGAGTTGGGCACGACCTGCGAGGCAACACCACTGCTGGTGCCGTTATATCCGGCCCACCCGGCAGCGACGACGCTGACAATGAACGCCGCCCACGTCACGATTTCGTTCTGGCTCAGCGCGCCGGCACCGACGAGCGCCGTCGACACGCCAGTGAGTGCCGCTTGGATACGGTAGCTCTTGGCGACGGGCTGCGGCTTGGTGTAGCTGTCAGTGGATGTGTTGGTCATAGCTTGCCCCTTCCGTTCCAGTGGGTGGCGTTGAGTCGGACCTGCAGCACGGTGGTGAACCACGTCGACCCCCAAGGTGAGCTCGTGCCGAGCGCGGCTTGCATGGCGGCCTTCGTGGCGGGACCGACGATGCCGTCGGCTTTCACTCGGGCGCCGCGGGCGATGAGCCACTTCTGCAGGGCGACGATGGTGGCCCGGTCGAAGGAGCCGGTCTGGGCGACCTTGAGCAGCTTCTGCAGGGATCGGGTGGTGCTGTATCCCCACACGCCGTCGCAGGCGATGACCGAGGACCGGTCCCAGGCGGGCTTGCCCTCCCAGCCGCCTCGGTACCAGCGGGCGCCGTCGTTGGAATATTGGCCGACGTCGATGTGCAGGTGATTGGTTTCCCAGTGGAAACCGAGCCCCCAGTGCTTCAGCTTGGGGACGATGTTCGCGTAGAACCAGTCGCGTTCTGAACCGGCGCCGGTCCAGTTGAGGTCGGCGGCGAATGCGACCGTCTGGCCGAACCACTGGGCGAGCTCGGTGTGCCAGGTCTTCTGGTAGCCGGCGGCGGTCTGGTCGACGTGCTTGCCGTAGTCGACCGGGTCGTAGACCCCGTCCTCGTAGACCAGGGCGGCCTTGCCGGCGGCCGGGACGAACACGCGCTCAACGAACAAACTGCGGATCGTCTCGTGGGTGACCTGCGGTTGGCTGGTGGCGATGCTGCGGTAGGTCATTGGGGGATCACGACTCCTCGTGAGTAGAGGTACTGCTGGGTGGCGGGGCCGCAGACCCCGTCGATCTGGAGGCGGCCGAGCTTCTGCACGGCTTTGATGGCGCCCTCGGTGTAGGCGCCGTAGTCGCCGTCGACGGCGACCTGTGAGTTGAAGCGGCCGCGCAGGCCCTGTTGGAGGGCCTTCACTCGGTAACCGGTGGAGCCGCGGCGCAGCGTCGCGCCCGCCTTGAACCCGGCCGGTGCGGTCGTGGTTGGCGGGGTCGCCGGGGTGGTGCTGACGCCGGCGAGCAGGCCACGCCACCGGGTGGCGCGCTTCACGATCGAGGCGCCATACAAGGGGGCGCCGTCGGGCCGGCCCGAGTTGTACCGCTGCCCGGCCCGATTCAGGGTGGCGTCGTCGGTGTGGCCACCGAGGTAGGACTTGACGATCCGCAGCCCGAAGATCATGTTGTCGAGCGGCAGCCACAGCCGCAGGCCCTGCTGGGCGGCTTGGGCGAAGTAGCCCTTGTAGGTGATCTGGAACGGGCCGACGCCGTTGCTGGTGTGACCGCTGTTGACCAGTTGGAGGAACTGCCGGTAGTTGGTTTCTGTGACTGCGCCGGCGCCGGCCATGGCACCGCCGCGGTCGTTGCCGTACACGTTGGCGCCGCCGGACTCTTGCTCACAGAACGCGGCAGCGATCCACAAGGGGACGCCGACCTTGTTGGCGGCGGTGATCAGGGCGTCCGCGTTGGCGCGGATGCCGTTGCGGGACAGGATGGTCAGCGCCGACATGGGCGCCTCCTTTCATGACGAAACCCCCTGCGCCGCAGGGGGTTTCAGTGGTCCGACCGTATGGTCAGGTGGTCGGCTCGGTCGGAGAGTCGGATAGGAACAGCGGGGTAGGTGGACCGATCCGCTTGGCCTCGGCCGGGTTGGACTGCAGCAGCGCGGCGTACATCTGCCGGTCCTGGGCGATGTGGATGTAGGCGAGCCGGTCGCGCTGCTGCAGCTCCTGGGACCGCGCGTCGGCGAGCCCCTGGTGGTAGGCGACCTGCTCGCGCAGGCTCGCCCGGACCGTGTCGACGCGCTCCTTGCGGGCCTCTCGCCGTTCGGTGACGAACTGCCGAACCGTCTTGGAAAACACCGCTAGCAGCGCTCCGAGCGCGGCTACAGCAGAGCCGAGCGCGAGTAGGTACGCCTCGAGGTCAACCCCGCCGATCACTGCCGAGCTCCCTTGCGGCGGTCGCGGGCGACCATGGCGTCCTGCATGTCCTGGGTGCGCCGCCAGGCGAGCAGCGCGTGCAACACGAACACGAGCAGCAGGCCGCCCGGGCCGCGCAACCCGTCCCACGGGAAGCTCGTCTCGGACAGGATCTGCCAGTACATGCCCGTCATCAGAGTCCCGTAGGTGAGGGCGAGCATCAGGTGTCCCAGCCAGCGCAGCAGCAGCCACCCGCCGGCCATCCCGACCGCGAGCACGGTGAGGCTCGCCACGATGAGCCACCCCCATCCTTGGATCGTGAGCAGCTGCTCGACGATCGCGTAGGTCGTGGAGGTGATCGGCGGGTCGGTCAGGTAGTCCAGGGCACGCTGCGAGGCCTGCACCATGGACGCGATGATCAGGACTCGGACGAACGCCGCGGGCAGGTCCCGGGTGCGGGACCCACCGCGCTGCCAGGTAATCGCACCGGCCCGCTTGCCGGTCACTGCGGGGCCTCGGCGGTGTCGGCGCGTGTGTGGTCCTTCACCCACGCCTGGGCGGCGGCGACGAGCTCGGTGGGGTCGCCGCCGGCGACGTCGTACTCGGCGAGGACTTTCTCGACCTGGGCGACGGCGCGGGCGCGGATGCCGCGTTTGCGGTTCTCTTGCTCGAGGGCTTCGGCGAGGGAGGCGAGGTCGGCGTCGCCGAGTTGGGTGGGGTCGATACCGGTGGGCATAGCGGTGGCTCCTATCGGGTGTAGGTGAGGCGCAGCAGCGGCCGGTTGGTGACCGTCGGATGAGCGTGGGAGGCGAAGTAGCCGTAGTTCGCTTGGGAGTTGTCGCCGGCGGGGCCGACGACGAAGCCCGTCTTCGAGCCGGAGAACCAGGACGTCGGCACGGTGACCCACAGGCCCTGCACCCGTGCCGTCCACTTCTTCGACACCACGGGTGTGCCGGTCACCGACGCCAGGGTTGACGGCAGGGTGGTGCCGTTCAGGGGCGTGAACCTCGCCCAGCCGCCGGTCGGCATATACCAGTGCAGCGACAGCATGTAGATCTCGGCCTTGGTGAGCGTCGCCCCGGACAGAGCCGAGGAGATGGTCTTGGCCTCGCCTTGGATTCCGTTGCCGTTGAACACGATTGCCGACCGGGCATTCCCGGTGGTGGACGAGTAGTACCCGGACGGGAGCAGGTTCTTGCCGGTGTAGAACGACGCCACTGAGCCGGACCCGTAGTAGCCCTGAGAGTCGCTGGCCCGCCAGATGGTGGTGTAGGTCTTCTTCGGCGGTGGCTGGGAGGACTGAGCGACCAGCGTGGCGGTGTCAGCCACCACGACGCCGGTGTCCTCGATGGTGCACCGCCAGTGCACCGCGGACCCGGCGCTGGTCATCGTGCAGTACTGCGCCGCGAGCGCGACCAGCAGTTTCACGTTGGTCGGTGACTGCACGTTCGGCATCCACTCGAACGAGATCTTGCCTGCCACTGGTGCCGCACTCGACCCGGTAGGGGTCGCGGCGGTGTGACTCACCAGCATGTCGTGCAGGCGGGTGCTGGACGTGGTCGGGTTGGCTGGCTCGGCAGCGGTGGCGTCGGCGCCGGTCCAGGTGACCTGGATCCCGGCGCGTGCCGGGGTGGACCCGCCGGTCAGGGAGGTGACGTAGTAGGCGTAGGGCATCGACACCCGGTAGGTGCGGCCGGGGAGCACCGTCGCGGAGATGAACCCCAGCCCGGCATACGCCAGGGACGACCCGCCCGTGGTCGAGAAGTTCTGGGTGGCGAGGCCGGCGTGGGCAAAGTCGGCGGTGGCGATGACGCCGCGGGGGAGCAGGTCGAGCCAGCCCACGTCGGAGTTGGCGTCGTTGAGTTGTCCGAGCAGCGGCATCCCGGCGATGACCGGGTCCTGTCGGATGAACGCGTCCTCCGCGGTGACGATCCCGTCCTGGGTGACCTCGAACACCGGCGGCGAGTTGGGCCCGGGGTAGATCGACAGGGTGTCGGGTGCGTCGGACCGACCGAGGTTGGTGGTGAGGTACTGGGAGCCGTCCTCAGCGACCTGGTAGGTGGAGAAGCCGGCCCCGTCCATGCGGGCGCACTTGGCGAGCCAGTCGCCGGATGTGATGCCGCCTTGGGAGGAGATGGCGATGGAGGCGTTGAGCCAGCCGCCGTTGATCTGGTCGGCGTTGATTTTCACGAACTGACCGGTCGCGGCCGCCACACTGCCGGCGTCGATCTGGTCGGCGGTGACCTTCTTCGCGGCGAACAGGTTGACCCACATCCGGTCGACGACCGCGGCGGCGAAGCTGCTGGTGTCGGTGACGGTGAGCTGGCCGACGTCGAGCTTCATGATCGCGCCGGTCGCGGCCGCCACGCTCTGCACGTCGATCTCGTTCGCCGTGATCTTGTTCGCGGTGAAGATGTCGGTGAACATCCGCGCCGCCACCGCGCTGGAGAAGGTGCCGGAGTTGGCGACGATCTGGTCGACGTTCAGCTTGATGAACGCGCCAGTTGCGGCGGCCACGGACTGCGCGTTGACCTTGGTCGCGTCGACCGCGCCGTCAGCGATCAGCACCGTGCCGACCGAGCCGTCGACCAGGATCGCGTTGGCCTGCACCGACTTTGCCTTCAGCCGCAACCCGTCGAGCTCGCCGTAGGTGCCGGTGCCGATCGCGATCTGCGGGACGTAGGTTTCGGAGATCCCGGACGGCTTCCAGCTGGTGCCGTCGGAGGTCCACGACGCGACAATGGTGGTCTTGTTGCCCGCCAGGACGTACTTGTTCCACACGTCGCCGGTCCGGGTGCCGGCCGCGGAGACGGGCGCGTCGGCGGTGGACCACAGGATCTGGTTCTTGCCCGAAGCGGTGGTCTGCGCGGCATCGGCAGTGACTTGCGCGGCGGTGAGGGTGGTCTTGATCTGGTCGACCGTGCCGCCCGGTTGGTACAGGTCCACCTGCGCTGCGGCGAGACCGGCCATCGCGTCGGAAATGGCGGTCTTGTTCGCCGCGATGTCCGCGAGCGCCTGAGTGATGCGGCCGTCGTTGGCGTCGAGTTCGGCCTGGGCGGCGGTCAGGCGTTGCTCGGCGTCGGCGAGGCGGGCACGGGCTGCCTCGAGGTCTTTGGTGAGCTGGGCGAAGATGGCCGGGTCGACCGCGGAGGTGACGGTCACCTTGGCGGGTCCGGCCGGGGGTGAGACCTTCCCGGCTTGGGAGCGGGCGACCAGCCACACCCACACCTCACCGGGCGCGGCCGCGAACGTCACAGACGCGCCGGCGGGCGCTTCGATGGTGCCGACCCGGGTTTGTGATCCGGGCCCGGTGTCGGGCAGGAGCACCGCGGCGGTGGTGGTGTGCACCTCGATGCGGGCGAGGTCCATCGGGGCGACAGCGCCACCGACGAAGGTGCCGTCCCAGGTGGCCGTGGCCGACAGTTGCCCGCCGGTCGCAGTCAAGCCCGCCGGGGCCGGTGGGGGTGGGCCGGCGAGGACGGCATTGGTGTGCGTGCCGTCGTGCTGCAGGCCCACGCGCAGGGTGAGTTGCCCGTCGCGGTCATAGGCCTCGATCGCGCCGTCCTCGATCGAGGATGCTGCGAGCTGGGGGGCGTTCTGGGCGGCCTGGGCCTTGCGGAGGTCGGCGATCTCGCGGGCGAGTCGGCGTACCCGCGGATCGGTCATGGTGCTGCCCTCTCCGATCGGGTGACGGTCAGGGTGGCGACGTCACCGGTGTCGGGGCTGATTTGGGTTTCCAGGACGCGCACCCACAGGTCGAGGCGGGAGGCCCACCCGGAGACGGCGCCGACCAGGCGGATCTGGTCGCCGGGCTGCCATGAGCCCAGCGGCGCGTTCGGGTGGTGGCGGACCACGAGTTGCTTGACGTCGCCGCGCACGTCTGGGGCGATCCGGGCGCCCTCGGTGGCGGCGGCCCGGTTGGCTGCGGCGGTGGTGCGCAGCAGCTTGTCGGTGACGACCTTCGGGCGGCGCAGCCTGGGGGAGTCGCCGCGCCAGGTGCCGCGGACCATGGCTCGGCCCTCGCCGGCGCCGAGGGTGATGATCTCGTCGGCATACTCCACGCCGCGCACCTCGACCGCGGGGACGACTTGCACGTTTTCCCCGACCACGAACCGCAAGTCCTCGCGGCGGCGCCCGATGCCGCCGTAGACGACATGCAGCGTGTGGGTCAGGTAGACCGTGCCGCCAGCGGTGATCCCGTCGGCGTCGCCCCAGGCGTGCTCCACCCAGTAGTCGAACCGGCCCAGCTGGGCCAGGTCGGCCCAGCGCTGACCCAGGTCGAAATCGGCGAACCACTCCAGCTTGTAGGGCTCCCAAGCCGACCCGTCGTCGGCGGCCTGGGGTTGTTCGTCGACGATGCGACCGAGGACCTCCCACCCGGCCGGCAGCGTCGCGGTCGTCTTGGTCTGCTCGGCCACCGCGCCGTCGCTGATCCGCCGGTACACGCACCGGGCGGTGCCGCTGATCGGTGAGAACGTGCGTGTGGCGACGCCGTAAGCGATCTTCTCCTCGGCGTCGGCGGTGGTCTTGGGCCAGGTGTAGCGGAACCGGGAGCCTTCCGGCAGCAGCGGGTACCCGGTGGAGCCGTTCCGGAGCATCGGCCACTGCTCGACCGGCAGCAGTCCGAGCCGGATCGGGGAGGTGGGCGGGTCGATGTCCAGGCGGATGCCGAGGTTGCCGCCCGGTTGGGACTGCACGTGGCCCCAGATCATCCCGGCGACCTTCAGCGGGTCGACCTGCACCAGGTTCGTGACGTCGCCGTACGGCATCCCGGACAGGTACCCGGTGAACCCGTCACAGGAAAGCTTCAGCGACGGGCCGTCGAGGTCGACGTCGACGACGATCCCGCCGGCACGGATCACCCCGTCGAGCTCGGCATACACCGCCGTCGACCACGGTACGAAGATCCCGTAATCCACCCCGGCCGCCCGGAGCCGGTCGTGCTCGACCGGGACCGTCGCGTCCAGGTTGTCCACCCCGGACAGCACCTGGGAGATCTGCACGTCCTTCAGCGGCAGGTCGCCGGCCAGGTAGGTCTCGGTGCCGTCACCATTGAGGCGGGTCGCGAAGTACCGCCACCCGGCCATCAGTCAGCGGTCTCCTTGAACTCCAGGTCCAGCACGGACCCGGACCAGTTGTCGGCCTTCAACCCGAGCACCGACGTGCTGTTGCGGTGGCCCTGCATCTGGAAGCTGACGTTCTGCACGCCCCGATACTTCGGCGGGATGTACATCTCCTCCGCCACCGTTACCGACATACGGGAAGCGTTGGTGGCGGCGACGTTGTCGAACGCGAAGGTTTGGGTGTGCTGCTCGAAATCGGTGCCGGTCCAGTCACCCCACCCCACCCACAGGGAGCCCTGGCAGTTGCCGGCCGGGGCGATCATCTGCAGCCAGTCAGCGCGGATCGCCACCCGGGTCGCCCACGAGGGGATGTCCACCCGGCGGCCGCCGCCCTGATTCGGGAAGTACTCGGTCGTGGTCGCGGTGAGGGTTTCGATGCCGGCCGCCGTGTTCGGGTTCGGCAGCAGCACCCTTTCCTTGCGCGGGCGAGCCAAGGTCCGCAGGTCGGTGATCATCGCGCCCGTGATTGCCCCTGTCGAGGCGGGGATGGTGATCTTTGCCAGCGGCACGAACGGGTACGGCAGCCCGGTGATCGAGCCGACGCGCTGCAGCGAGCAGTACAGCGCCGCGAGCGGGTCCGCTGGTGCCTGGGAGTTGTCGAAGTGCCAGTCGTCGATCTTCAAGATGACGTAGTCGGTGCGCCCACCAGACGACCCGGTGGCCGGGATCGACACCTGCACCGTGGCGTCATTGATCGCCGCATACGACTGCGACGCCGGCGCCCCCGAGAACCGGTTCGCCAGCAGCGCGCCACCAGGGCCGACGTTCACCGCAGCGCCCGGCGTCGACAACGCCGACACCCGAAGGTCGCTGCTGGTGACGATCCCGTTCGCGCCGCCCGTGGCAGCCCACAGCACCATCCGCAGCATCGACGCGGGAACGCGGCCGCCGTCGACGGCATACGCGGGAATCAGTGCCATGGCGTAACTCCTTGTCAGACAACAAGATTCAGAGGTTTCAGCAGGGGATGGTGTCGCGCCACGCGAACGTGGCCCGCGCCGTGTTGGACGGGTCCGACCCGTCGAACCCGAGGATCTGCGCACCAGGGTTCAGCCGCGCATCGAGGCGGTCACGCGGTCCGATCAGCCCCGGTGAGGACGCCCCGTTCACCGTCACCATCTGAGTGCGGGTATCGATCACGACCGTCTGGTCATACGCCACCGGCTTCGTGAGGCTGATCGACCAGCCCGGCCCATACACCCGCGCCTGCGACAGGGCACCCGTCACCGGGCCCCGGATCGTCACCGTGAAACACGCCGGAACCGTGCCACCGACCGTCGCCGTGCCCTGCCGGGTCTGTGACCCCGGCCGCAACTCAAACGGCACCACCGCCGGCAACACCAGACCGCCGTCACTCGAGGCCTCCAGCAGCTGTGCCGTCACCTGATTCAGCTGGTCATACTCGACCGTCGGCGCCGCGAGCTTGAACGAGCCGACGGCCTCGGTGTACGTATCGTCAGCGCGCTCGGACGGTTTGAGCCCGAACCCTCGAGGCCGGCCCCACACCCGATAGACACGCCCGGCCCGCTGAAACACCAGCGAGCTCAACGCACCCGGCGTCGATCGCACCCGGTCCGCGCGCCACGCGGCCGCCAGCCGAGCCTGGATCGCCCACATGTCGCCCGGACCGCCGGTCATCTCGGCGCGAAGGTCGCGGATCCCCAGGGTGAACTGGATACTCGGCCCGGTCAGGAAGTCCCGACCGAACCAGGTCGCGTCCGCGACCGGGTTCTCAACATCCTGAGCTCGAGTGTCAGCCGACCCGGGGTCCATACCACCGGTCAAGATCACCACGTCGTGCGCCTCGGTGCCGAACTCGAACGACCCGTCGAGAATGTGCGTGCCGTCGATCACCCGGCCACCCCCGCATACCGGCCCGCCCGGTCCGCCCGGCGCAGCTCGAGCAGGACCTTGTCGGCGAGGTCACCAGCGGAGTCCATCGGCACACCGTGGAAGCTAAGCGTCGGGCCAGCCGCCGCGGCGCCCTGTGGCTGCAACTGCACCGACTCCTGGTGGGAGTAGACACGCTCACCGCCACCGAAATCGACCAGTTCCCAACCGTTTTCGCCGACCACAGACAAGCCGCGCTGCGCACGGCGCGTGCCGGCGGCATACCCGTGACCGCGACCGATCGCGCCGAGCATCTCCGTCACGCCATACCGATTCTTGGCGTAGTTCATCGCGGCGAGCATGTTGTCGAAGCCACGCATGATCTGGTCGAAGCCCTTGAAGTGATATGCCGCGAAGGTCGGCGGGATCACCTGCAGCAGGCCGCGGGCGAGGTTGCCCGATCGTGAGTTCACGTCGACGATGCCCTGGATCGCCTTCTCGTTACCACCGGATTCGGTGTTGATCTGCCGCAGCCACGCGCTCACGTACGCCTCGCTGGTCGGCAACCCGTTCATCGCCAGCGAGCGGCGCACCAGTGGCGCCCACCGGCCCACGGCGGTGCCTGCGATCGCCGAGTCGTCCAGGGACACGTTCCCGGTCGAGGCGTCGGTGAACATCGAGGTGACCAGGTCGAAGCCCTTCGATACCGCCGACCCGACGAGTTTCTTCGCCAGCCCGGACAGGAGGGTGCCGGTAAATGACCCAGGGAACCGCGAGACGAGTCCGGACAGCGGCCCGGTGAGGATGTTCTTGATCGCGTCGAACGGGTTCGGGATCGAAAAGCCGCCGGTCGCGGTGCCGGTGCCGGTCATGTTGCCGCCACCCTGGCCGTTGTATGACCCGCCGGCGGCGAGTACCGACTGGGCCGGGCCGATGTGCAGGTGGTCGAAGTGGCCCGGGACGCGCCACATCGTGCCGAACCCGGCCTTCCACACCGTCGACAGGATCGCGTCCATCTTCGCCGGCTCCTGCGAGGTCGGCGACCAGTTCACGTCCAAGGCGTTGCCGCGGTAGTGGTCAGAGTTGTTGCGGTGCACGGGGTGGACCGGGCCGAACGGGCCCGGCCCCTCCTGCACGGTGAAGCCGAGGCGGCGCAGCAGGAACCCCAGGTTGATCAGCCGATCCTGGAACGGGGTGAAACCGCCCGAACCGCCGCCGACGATGCCGCCCAGCGCGAACCCCTCGAAACGCTCCCGGAACTCCGTCATCGACCGGCCCGCCATCGCCCACTTGTTCGCGGCGAGTAGGCGGGTGCGCTCGTAAGGGTCGCGGAGCATCTCCGAGACGGAAACGCCCTCGCCGCGGCGCAGGGTCGCGAGCTGGTCGTCGCCGTCGCGCCAGGACGAGGTGCCCGGCAAGATGCCCCCGCGAGCATACCCGGGGATCACCGGGATGCTGGGCAGGGTCAGCCCGAAGGGGCTCGCGAGCTTGTTGAACCCGGCAATGAACGGGTCGTTGATGATCCGGATCACAGCGTTGATCGGGGTCGCGGTGAGCTTCTTCAGCCCATCCCAGATGCGGCCCACCGCGGCGACCGCGGTCGAGAACACCTTCTGCAGGCCCTCCTTGCCGAGGATCCGCTCGATGACCGTCTTCGCCGCGTCGACCGGGTCGGTGAGGAGCTTCTTCAGCCCGTCCCACTCGCGCTTGAATGCGCCGACCACCCAGCTCTTCGCCGACGTGAACTTGCTGGTGATCTGGTCCCACCACCACACGATCGAGGCCTTGGCCTGCTCGAGCGGCCAGACGAGCACAGCCTTCGCGCCACGCCACGCAGCCGAGAACGCTCCGGACACCCAGCTCTTCGCCGACGTGAACTTGCTGGTGATCTGGTCCCACCACCACACGATCGAGGCCTTGGCCTGCTCGAGCGGCCAGACGAGCACAGCCTTCGCGCCACGCCACGCAGCCGAGAACGCTCCGGACACCCAGCTCTTCGCCGACGTGAACTTCGATGTGATGGAGTCCCAGTGCCCTCTAATGGCCAACCAGGCCCACCCGACTGGACCGGTGAGGATCCCCAGAATCGTCTGCCAGTTGGCCGAGAAGGTCGTCTTGACCCAGGTCCACGCGGTGGAGAACTTGGTGGTGATCGAGTCCCAGCCGCTGGCGAGCTTGTCCTTCGCGGCGATGAAACCGCCTGAGATCTTGTCCCACACGCCCTTGATGCCTGGCCACAAAGTGCCCGACATCCAGTTCCACACGAATTGTGCTGCGCCCCTGATGCCGTTCCAGGCGCCGGTGACGATGTTGCGGAAGGTCTCTGAGCGCTTCCACAGCAGGACGAACACGGCGGCCAGGGCGAGGCCGGCGACAACGGCCAGGCCGATCGGATTGAGGGCCATCGTCCCGTTCAGGATGGCCTGGGCAATCTGCCAGGCCTTGGTGACAGCAGTGACGACCCGGGTGACCGTGGTGTAGGTCTTGATGGCCGCGGCAAGGCCGAGAACCACGCCAGCGACGGGTAGGAGGACGCCCTTCCACCGGTCGAAGTTGTCGACGATCGTCAGCGCGGTGGAGGCGATGGGCGCGAGGGCATCCCCGAGCCGCTTCCCGGCCGCCATGAGGACCGGTGCGAGCTTGTCGCGGAAGAAGCCGAGGAACTTGGTGAGCGCCGGGAGCAGGGCGTTACCGACCTGAACCTTGAGCCCATCCATGGCCGCAGAGAACTGGCGCTGTGCAACCGCAGCCTTCTTGACGGCGTCAGCCTGCTTCGACCCGACGGTCGTGCCGAATTTGTCCGACTGCTTCATCAGGTCGGCGATGCCAGCCTTCCCCTTGTCGAGGAAGGGAATCATCCCGAGACCGGCCTTACCAAACAGCTTCAGCGCAAGCGCCGACTTGTCCGCGCCGGCGGGCATCGACTTGAACTTGTCGGCGATGTCAGGCAGGAGCTCAGCCATGGAGCGGGTCTTGCCCTGGGCGTCCTTCGTTGAAATGCCTAGTGCCGCAAGCGCTTTCGCTCCAGGACCAGCTTTGCCACCGACTTCGCCGATGTTCTTGGACAGGATGCCCATCGATTTCGCCATCAGCGCCGTGTCGACGCCGGACTGTTGCGCGGCGAAGTTGAGCCGTGAGGCGTCCTCGACCGTGCCGCCGATGACACGCCGCAGCCCGGTCGCCGCACCAGTAGTCGCCTTCAGCTGGTCGATGGATGACTTGGCGAAGCCGAGCAGTCCGCCGCCGGCGAGCAGTCCGCCCAGTCCGACTGCACCGGAGAGCTTCGACAGCTGCCCGGTCACGCTGGATGCGAAGCGGGAGCCCGCGGTCTTGCCGTCAGCACCGGCGATCGCCTTCGCGCGAGCGAACAGCCCGCGCATGCTGGTGTCGAGCCGCCCGCTTTTGACCTTGGCCTCAACGCCGCCCGCGAACCGTGACCCCGTGGACTGCCCTTCGGCGGTAGCGCGTGAGGACGCGGAGCGAAGGGCGGTAGCGACTGCAGGGCCGAGACGACCGCGCATTTGACCCTCGACCGCGGCCGAGAAGTCGCGTCCGCCGGTCTGGCCCGCCGTTGTGAGTGCTGAGCCGGCGCGCCGGCCACCCTCGCTGGCGCCGCGCTGCAGCCCGTTGGAGATTGCCTGCGACATTGTCGCGGCGGCGCGGTTCGCGCCGGGCTCGACAGCGCGGGTGAGGGCGCCCGCCTCGAGCTGGGGGACCAGGGTCAGGAATGACCGGAGGATCTCCGACATGGGCGCACCCCTTTCCCTACGCGGTCACGGTCTGGCCTTCATCGGTGTCGGCCGGCGGTAGGGCCCGGTGCGCCGCGAGGATGCGGCCCAGCTGCTGCACCGTTACGGCGCGATCGCCGTGACGCTTGGGTTCGGGCTCGATGTCCCACGGCATCCGGGGGCGGGCTTGCTCGATGTTCTTGAACCCCAGGCCCTGGATCAGGCGCAGAATGCCGAGGCTGGCCAGCAGGTAGTCACGGGAGGCGCGAAACGCCCACCCGGCGGCATGCTGGTGCAGGCGGCACCCGGGTGTCTCCTGCAGGTCCTCGACCAGCGCGACGGCCTCGCGCCACGGCAGCGCTTCCGTGCCGGCATGTTCGATCGAGCAGTGAAAGGTCTCGCGCAGGTCAGCGGCGAGCGCCCGGTAATGCTCCTCCTTCAGTCGGAGGAGCCAGAGGATTTCCCCACCGAGGCGCCCTCGACGTCAGCGGACTCGAACCAGTCACCAACAATGGCGACGTACTCCTCCCACGGCAGGGCGAGCAGCTGAGCTTTGGCGACGGGCTCGATGTTGGACTGCTCGAGCGCGAACGCGGTGAGGCGGGACTGCATCTGAATGTCGGAGGGGTTCAACATCATCTCGTGGATAGCCGAACCAGGAACCTTCCGCATTGCTTCGGTGGCGTCGGGGATGGTGTAGGTGTTGCCGTCTGCGCCGGTGAAGGTGAAATCGTCGTTTTCCTGGCCGGTCTGCTTGGCCTGGTGATCGGTGGGGCGGGGCGCGTTGTCCGGGACGGGCGCGGGGGTGCGGTTCGTCTTGTTTGCCATTGCGGGTCTGCTCCTTGGAGTGGTCGGTGCGGGTCGATGTGATGGGGAGACCTCCGGGCCCGCGACCCGCACTGACCTCGGGCCCGGAGGGGTTTAGGGGGTTATGCCGCGTTCTTCAGCGCGGTGTCGAACGTCTTGGCGTTGCCGCCGAGGGCGTTGTCGTAGTACGCGGTCACGGTGACCTCGTAGCCGTACTCGTCACCGTTGTTGTAGGTGAGAGCGGTGGTGTCGGTGACCTCGCCCTGCGGGATCCAGATGCGGCGCAGGTTGCCTCCGTCGAGCACGTCGATCAGGAAGCACTTGCGGCCACCGGTCGCGGTCGGGTCGTTCACGAAGCTGCCCTCGGTCGCGGTCTGGGTGACCGTGGTGCCCCAGAACAGGGCCGTGGTTTCGGCGGTGGTCTCGATGAGCCGGAACTTGTAGGTCAGGGTGCCGTCGGTGACGAGGGTGCGCACGGTGGCGCCCTTCTGCCAGGCCTTGATGACCTTCGTCGACTTGTTCGGGTCCTCGGTGACGCCCTTGTCGTCGACGTAGCCGAGGCCCTTCATCCCGGTCGGGACCGGTCCCGTGGTGCCCGTTGGCGGGGTGGTGCTGGTGGGTCCGACGTTGACCTCACCGGTCACGCCCACGCGCACGTTGCCTGAATTCAGCATGGTGGATTCCTTTCAGCCCGTAGGCGATCGGTCCGCTGAGTGCGCAGCCGGACGAGTGACCGGTGGTCGGTCAGTCGGTGGTGGAGGTGGAGGGGTTCTCGGAGCCGTCGCCGGTCTCCGCGTCTTGGGAGGTCGCGTCGGCGTCGCCGGTCGCGGAGCCGTCGGAGGCGACGATGCGCTCACCTTCGGCCGGGTCGGTGCCGCCCTCTTCGCCGGCGGGCACCCACCCGTCGCCGCGCAACAGGGCGACGTCCTGCGGCCGCGCGCTGATGGTGTTGCCGGTGAGCGGGTGCGTCAGGTCGACGGTGTCCGGTTCGGTCTGGTCGTCGGCGGGCTTGGTGGCGGCGGTCTTGCGTGCCATGCGTTACTCCTTCTCGGTGCCGCGGATGAGCAGCTCGACCCACTGCACCCGCATCGGTTTGCCTGACTCGTCCTCGGCCGAGGACGGTCCACCCAGGTCCGCCCAACCGCAGATCGGCGGGACGTTCCGGGAGTCGTAAATGAGGGCCTCGACCAGGCCGGCCAGGTCGGTCGCTTCCCCCTCGGAGCGCGCCCAGGTCCTGATCCGCATGCGGCACCGCCAGATCCCAGGGGCCATGCGAGTCCCGCCGTCACGGTTGATCACGACCATCCGGGCCGGCATCGGGTTCGGCACACGAATGTCGACACCAGCCTGGGCGTACACCTCGGGGCGGTCCGCGAGCCGGTCGGCGAGGACGGTGGTGAGGACCTGCTCGGCGTCCGGCGGGATGAGAAGCGCCATCAGGCTTCCCGAGCCGCGTCGAGCGCTCGGGCGAGGTTTCCGGTGCGCGCCTCAATCACCATCGTGTAGGCCACGCTGGAGCCCACACGCACCGTCTTGTGACCCGTCGAGGCGTCCCGGGCGACCTGCACGTCGATACCGTCCCGGTAGGCGCCGGAGAGCACCGGCGCGGTGGTGCGAGCCCGGGCGGCGACCTTCTCCCCGACAACAGTGGCCAGCTTGATCGCGTCGGTGTCGAGGAACCGCTGCAGAGCTTGCTCATCTACCTCGACGCGAGCAGACGGTCTCGCCATCCCGGGTCACCCCTCCGTGCGCGTCAGCTCGGCGACCAGGTGCGGGCGGCGACCCTCACGGTTGCGCAACACCTGACCCACCTCGAAGGTCGCGCCTGCGAACTCGACCCGGTCGTGAGAAGTCAGGTCGGCGTCCCCGCGACGACGCAGCACCCACTTCGCGGTCTGAGCGTCACGACGGAAGGTGTCTTCCGCGCCGGTTTCAGGCTGGATGGAGCAGTGCCGGATGCGGGCCCGGGAGGCGTTATCCCAGTCGGGTTCGCTCGGCCCATTGCCGTAGCGGCTGCGGACCCGGCCGGCGCGCACCCGGACCACGGTGGCCTTGTACGTGGTCGGCATTCAGCACCACCCGCGCAAACGGCGCGGCGGCTCCAGATCGGTGGGCCACGGTCCAGGGCAGGGGAAGTCACCCACCGGGGCGGCGACCTGGGGTGCGGTGGGGACCTTGGCGGCCCACCGGGCGGCCCGGGCCAGGATCGCCTCGCGGCGCTGCTCGGTGTAGGCGTTGGTGACCCGGTCAGTGCCTGCGGCCGCGGCCGCGGCCGGGTTCTCGTAGGCGATCGCGGCGAGCTCGAGCGCCCAGGAGAACACCTGCGGCGGGAGCCGGTCGGGAAAAGTGGTGAGCCCGGTCGCGTCCAACAGCCACCCGGTCACCACCGCCTCGATCACCGTGTAGGTGCCGGTGGTCAGCTCCGCCGACCCGGCCTCGTCGACGTCACCGCCTGTCTCAACGGTGTTGTCCTCTTTGCCCGGGTCGTGGGTGACCTGCAGGTAGTGGGCAAGCTGGTCGATCGTGAACAGCGACACCGTGATTCACCCGCCCTCACCGCGTGGAAGTTGGTGGTGAGGGCCCCGCACCAGCGTGCAGGGCCCTCACCCCGTGCTGGCCTCAATCGGCCTGGGAATCCCCCGAGTCGGAGCCGGTGGCCGGCGACGACGCGTCGGTCTGCGCGCCGGCGGCCAGGACCACGGCGCGCACGTCGTCGACCTTGGTCGCCTTGCCCAGGTCGATGCCGTGCTCGGTGGCGTAGACCTTCAGCTGCGCGAGCGTCATCGCGTCCGGGGTGACGTCGACGGCGGGCTTGCCCTCCGCGTCGCCACCGGTCGGGGTGTTCGAGGACCGGCTCCGGGTCTTCTCGACCAGGCCGGCGTCGACGAGGTCGCGGATCTTGTCCTTGCTGACGAACTCCGGCAGCTCGGCGCCCTTGCGGAGCAGCTGCTGCTGGCCGGCGTCGTTCACCACGGCGATCATGTCCGCCGTCACCCGGGCGCCCATCAGTTGCCCGCCCCGGTGATCTTGCGGCCAGCGCCCGGTTCGACCACGACCGGGACGGTGTCACGCCGAGCACGCAGCCGGTACCGCTCGGGCACCTCTTCGTTGATCGACTTGACCAGCACCGCAGCGGTGCCCTCGCCGGCGGCCGAGGTGTACCCCGGGTCGCTGGTCGGCTCGTCGGCCATGCCACCCAGGGCGCTGGAGTCCTCCACGAGGACCGTGCCCGGCAGGGCGTGCGGAGACGCCAGCCAGGTCAGACCCATGATGCTCGGGAACGAACCGGTCAGGATGGGGTTCTGGGAGGCGGCCTCCCGGGGCAGGTACCCGGCGCGCACGAACGACAGCATCACGTTCGTGTAGGTGCGGGTGTCGAGCACGACCTGGTCGGCGACGAAGCCCTTGCCCTCCAGGTCGATATCGTCGGCGGCGCGTCGGATCGCGCCCGTGACGGTGTCAGCCGACACCGTTGCGTCCCATGGCGTGGACAGGTTGGTGAACGTGGGCACCACCGAAGCGACGACCCCGAGGGCGACCTTGTCGACCTTCATGACGTTCTGGTTCGCCAGCCGGTTCAGGGCACGGTTCACCGGGTCGATCCGCATCCGGTTGATCGACTTGTAGGTGACCAGGGCGTCCTGGCCCCAGGACGTCGCCGGCAGCGTGGTCAGCGCGCCACCGCCGAGCTGCACGATCGGGTACTCCGATCCTGCGACGATCTCGCGGGGCTCCTCATTGGTGCCGAGCGGCTCGTCGGACTCGAACGCGATCGCGCCACCCACCGCGGAGTAGCGGCCGGTGAGAATCGCGTCGGCGATATAGCGCTGCTTCAACAGCGACTGCATGCGCCGGGAGATCAGGGTGGGTGACTTCAGCAGCCGGTGCACGACGAGCGCGTCGTCGACCACCTTCGCCGGAGCCGCGGGGTAGGTGTAGGTAGGCATGTGCCCCCTCCTCAGCGGTTGAAGGCGATCTCGACGGGCTGACCGTCGGTCGCGCTGGACTCGGCCACCCCGACGACGGTTCCGTCGCTGCTGGTGGTCTTGGACACTCGGCCGTTCGCCGCGCACGCGACCGCGTCACCCGCGGCGACGGCACCGGAGGCGATCGGGAACTGCACACCGCCGGCATACACGGTGACCCGTTCGCCGGCCTTGACGTCGAACCCGGCGACGCCGCACCACTTCGTTGAGCCGGCCGAGGCCGGACCGACCTGGTCGGGTCCGGTGATCTCGACCACCTGGCCGCCGGTGATGGCTGCGGACGCGGTCCGGGGGCGTGTCGCGCCCGGGGTGAACTTCGGAACGTACTCGCCCATCAGGAAGCCTCCTGCTCGTTGTCGGCCCACCCGACCTGCTTGGCGAGCGCGGTGTCGCCGTCCAGGTCGATGTCGCCGGCGTGGCCGTGTTCGGTGGTGTTGAAGACCGGCTCCAGGCGGGCGAGCTGCTGCTCGTCCTCCGGGTCGGCCTCGAGGCGGGCCAGCCAGGCGTCCCGCCGGGCCGGTGCGATGCGGCCCTCGCTGACCGCGGCGTCGACGGTGCGTTCCCGGGCGGCGCGCAGCTGGGCTTCGTGCGCCTTCCGGCCGAGGGCGGCGTCCGCGCGCAGCTGGTCGAACATGTCACGGTCCACGCGGACCGTGGTCTCGTCGTCCTGCGCGGCCGGCCGCTCCTCGGGCTGCTCGGCGCGCTCGGTGAGCGCCTCCTGCACAGCCGCGACGATTGTGTCGGGGTCGGCGTCGACACCGACACCGACGGCGTTGCACAGAGCGGCGACCTGGGACTCGGTCAAGTCCATCAGGGTGCTCCCTTCATCGTGGGTGTCTTCGGACCCGGACGCTGCCGCGGCCGAAGGGGTGGACCCGGTCGCGGATGCGGCCGGGGACTGCGGAGCCGAGTGCGCGGCAGTGTGCGGTTCGGGGGCGTGAGCGAACATGGACAGGTCCCACGCGGCCGCGGCCGCCGCCGCGTCCTGCCGCCCGCCAGGGGCGTCAGCTGAGACGCGGTCGGCGAGGCCGGCGTCGACCGCCTCGGTGGCGGTGTACCAGGTCTCCTCGAGCATGACCGCCCGCCATTCCTGCGGGGTTCCGCCGGCGCGGACGGCGTAGAGGCCGGCCATGTCGGTGCACAGCTTGTCCAGGATGCTGGCGGTCTTGGTCATGTCGGCCGCGTTGCCGATGCAGGCCGCCCACGCGTCGTGCACCATCAGCTGCGAGCCAGGCTCCATCACGATCTCGTCGGCGCCGAGGATGACCAGGGATGCTGCGGACGCTGCGAGCCCGTCGACGTGTGCGATGACCTTCGCGTCGTGCTGGCGCAGCACGTTCGCCATCGCCAGGCCGTCGAACGCCGACCCGCCGGGAGAGTTGACATGCAGGTGGATCTGGTCGACCTCGAGCGCGTTCACCTCGGCCGCGAAGTCCTCGGCGAGCACCCCGAACCAACCGCCGATCTCGGCGTACAGGTAGACCCTGGCCGTGGTCGGGGAGGCCTTCTCGGCGCGTAGTGGCTGCATGCGCTTGGCGTTGGCGCGAGCGGCCCGCACGGCCTTCGCGGATGGCACCACCAGCTGTGCAGCTGGCAACGCCGGGAACTGATCGGTCATGCCGGCTCCTTCTCGGGTAGCTGGAACTTGGTGCGGACGTACTTCTCGACCGCCTCGTCCGGGGTGAGGACGCCGGCGTCGACGAGCAGCTTGATCGCGGCGGCCGTGGCATCGGACTGGGAGCCGATCTCGTCGCACACCAGCCGCGGGGACGGTTCGTCCGGGCCCCAGTTCAGGTCGACCAAGTCCTCTACGACGTGCTGGGTGGCGGTGTCGGCGACCTGGTCGGCGATCGCCTGCAGCGACATGGTGAAGAAGTCCGCGAACGTGCTGCCGAGAGCCCACGAACCGGTCTGAGTGCCCAGATTCAAGAAGTGCGCGAGCACGGAGCGGGCGATCTGCTCGTCGTGATACCTGATCACCTTGTCGGCGTCTGGCAGGGTGCCCTGCACGCCCACCAAGTCCAGTTTCGCGCCGTAGGGGATCGACGCCCCAGCCGATTCACCGGAGCGCCATGCTGTCGCCAGCTTCTTGCCGGGCTCGAGGTCCGTTTCGTTCTCCGCGGCGGTGTATCGCGGCACACCCATGCCGTTGCGGTCGATCGTTTGGGCCTGCACGCGCAGCAGCCGGTCCTTGATCAGCCAGTTTTTGTATGCCGGGCGCAGCACCGAGGTGCCTAGCCAGTTCCCGGCCTCCCGCTCGTGCACGTACATCACCAGGTCCCGCACCGGAATTGGGTTCTTCGTGCCGGACTGGGTGATCGACACCAGGCCGCCGTCGCGGGCGACCTTCATGTCGGTGATCGTGCGAGGGTGGCGTGGCCCGAGCTTCCACAATCGGGCTCGGCCGCGGTCGTCGAGGCGGTATACCTGCTCGAACGGCATGAAACCCAAGGGCAGCATCAGCAGCGCGGACGCCAGATGGGCCTTCCAGGAGAACCGATCCCGCGAGCGGGCCCGCACACCCGCCGAATCCTCGCCCTTCACCGGCAAACCGAGGTCCTCGGCGACCAGTGCGACCACCTCGGGCTTCGCGCCGTTGGGGTCCAGGCGCCACGGGGTGCGCAGCAGAGGAAGGTTCAGCCCGCGCAGCACCGAGGTGCACTGCGCGTCGGTGCGGCGCATGGCGTCGAACACCTCGATCGAGTGCGGGAACTGCAGCTCGGTGTTCGTCTCCGCGGGGTTCCACGACCACCAGCTGCCACCAGACCCGCCAGCCGAGCCCTGCTCGACCAGATTCGCGGACTGCGGGGCCGGCGGCTCCTTGATTTGCGCCACGGTCACCGGCCCCCTCTCAGAACTCAGTACTCATCAGGTCCTCGGTCGACACACCGACCGAGGAGGACGACTCCACGCCCACCGGCGGCGGAGGCGGCGACGCTGCACGGCCCAGCAACTGCAGGCCGTAGCCCGCGTACGCCGCTGACAGGACCGGTGACACGTCGATCGCTGCCCGGTTCGACAGGACGTAACGCTCACCAACGGTGCGCAGGCTGACCTCGGCGAGGGCGACCGTCAGTGGGGGCTGGCCGAGGTGGCGTGGTGACCGCACCCAGCCAGTGAGGTCGCCCGCTTCGGGTGGATCCTCATTGCCGGCGGTAACGAACCAGCTCGACGCTTCCTGCTGCTCCTCGGGCGTCATCAGGCGAACCTTGATACCAAGGGCCTGCATGTCGGCCACGAGATAGCTCAGCGGACCCCGCGCGGCCAGCAGGAGCTCCGGGAGGCTGTCGTAAGTCTCCTGCAGCTCGATCACTCGCTCCGGCACCCAGCGAGTTCCATGGTCGTGGGCGACGAGCTGCACGTGGACGGCTCCGTCTCGGCGAAACCCGGCGAGCGAGATCGACGCCCACGTCTGGTGCGGATCCGCGTGCGCCATCAACACGACCTTGCCGACGGGCTTGGACTCCGAGTCTTCACGCCGAGTCCACTGGACCGACGGGATGACCCATGTCTCCGATTCCGGTCGTGGATATGTTCCGACACCCAGGTGCTCCTGGGCGAACTCGTGCGGGCGGTACTTCAACTCGATGTACTTCGCCCGCATGTTGGCGTAGCCGAGCTCACTGCCCGGCAGGTTGTACGAAGGGTTGGTCTTCGCCCAGGTGGCGGGATCCTCTGGGTCGTCGTCCTCCTCGGCCGACCACTGGTTGAAGGTGAGACGCTCCCGGGCCGGGTCACCCGGCTCGGTGTTGAGCGCCCGGTGCACGAGATCACCAAGCACCTGCGACTTCGGCCCTCCAGCCGAGCCCGAGTACCAGATCTGCGGGTTGCGACCGTTGACGAGGGACCCACCCATCGCCTTCATCTGCTCGACCGTTGCAGCCTGCGCCTCATCGACGATCAGAAGGTCGCCATCGAACCCGCGGCCTGTGTCGGGGCCGCGCGTTCGGAAGTTGATGACGGCACCCGAGCGGAGCGTGATCGACTCGACCCCGTTCTGGGTAACGATGCCTTCGTTGCGCTTGGGCAATAACTCCGAGCGCAGACCCGGGTGCGACTTGATCAGGCGTGCGAGCTCCTGGAACGACAAGAGCACGGTGTCGTACCGGTGGGCGGTCCAGAGGATGTTGGTTTCATTGAAGAGGAACAGGCCAGCGAGCGCCCGCGCTTCCAGCTTGACGGTCTTGCCGTTACGGCGCGACAGGATGTCGCAATTCTCGTATGCCGCCCAGCGCTCGTCGCCGAGCGGACCGTTCACGCCCAGGCCATCGCGGAGCCCGTCGCACTGCCACTCGCGCAACTGCTTGCCGCAGTCCGCCATCAGGTCGATCGCCGGTTGCGCCCAGGACCGTTCGTATGGGGCGACAAGCTGGTGAGTGGGTTGCTGCCTACCGATCAGGTCACGGCTTGGGGGCGTGCCGTCGGATGTCGTCAAGCTCTCTCCTGCGCTGCTCGAGGCGCGACTGCGGAATGACTTCGCCACCGTCGGTGCCGGTGGGCTCCTCCACGTCGTCGTCACCGAGTTGAGGCACGAACATCGGAGACGGCGCGATCGCCAAGCCGAGCAAGTGCGTCCGCAACCGAACGATCTGGCGTGCTTCTCTCACCGAATCGAGCTCACCCTTCATCGCCTTCGGCCACACCGCCAGGAGCAAGCGGTCGAGGCGGTCCACCTCGTGAGTTCTAGCCGTCGCGCGGTCGACCTCGGGGCCCCCGCTGTTCGCGAGCGCCCGATCAAACGCCTTCTTCGCGGCTGACCTGTTGCGGTAGCCGACTTCCCGGGCGATCTCGTCGAAGGTTGCCCCTGCTCGCCGCAGTTCGAGCGCGAGACGTTCCTTCTCGACCCGCTCTTGCGCAGAGCCGGCCATCAGCGGCGCATCCTGTACTTCGAGAGAGCGTCGCGGGTGGCGGCGCCTGCCGATCGATTGCAATGAGCGTGTTCGATGCGGTCGCCGACTGCGCGCGGGTTCAGCGCGGCATCGACGGAGTGGCCGAGATCAAGGTCCTGACCCTTCAACATGGGCAGCCCGCAGCGTGGACACGGCTTGCCGTATGCCAACGGAAGGAGTTCTGCGCGTCGGCCACGGTGCGCCCCGTCGTAGGCCGGCGACACCATCAGGTGCCGACCTTCGTCCCGTCGAGCCAGGTGAACTCGCCCTGCTCCCCAACAGGGAAGTGCGCGCAGCAGCCGGCACAGAACGTCCCGCCATAGAACCCGGGATTGCGCGCATAAGTCTCCGCGATCGGCAGACCCATCGTGGTGACAGTGCCACAGACGTCGTGGCGGTACGTTCGGCGGACCGGCCGGACGAATCCCTTGGCTCGCTCGAGTTCGCTGAGCACCAGGTAGGTCTCCTGCTGGCCGTCCGGACGCATCTGGCCCAGCCCCGGGTCGTTGCGGTCATCGGTCAAGCCCATGCGCGGAACCTCCCAGATCAGGTGGTGTTTCCACACCCGGGAAACACCGTGTGTCGCAACGGTTTTCGAGGCGCGAATCTGCTTGTGCCGCAACAGGATTCGTGTGCCGCCAGGATCGAGGCGAGTGGTCCGAAAACGTGGCCGTTCCCGGGGGGATGTGGTGCGACAGGTGTGGTTGTCGCAGACCGCAAGCCCGAATTTTTCTGCGCCGCGTTGCGCGATCGGCTCGACGAATTACGCTGTGCCGCAACGAAGTTGGTGACTCGTACTCGCTACTGTCGCAACAGGTTTCAGGTGGCGCGCTTCGAGACGACTTCGACGTCTAGGTCGCACGTGCTGCACGACAACCGCACCGTCGTCACCTCGACGTCACCGTCCCACGACGATGACGACCCGCGAAACCGCAACGGCTTAGCCTGCTCCGCACAGTCCGGGTCATGCTCGACACCATCGAGCCGAGGCATACACGCCGGCATCACCGATCACCAGCCCTCCGAGAAAACACGAAGCCCCGCACCGTCACCGGTCGGGGCTCAGCGAGTGGGCACAATACGTCCCACGGCTGACAGCGTATCCCAACCACGGACCCCAGCGCGTCACCGGCCAGCCGAGCGCGGCGTGTCGTACACCCAACGACGAACACCACCCGGCGAGACAACCCACGACCCGCCGGCCAGCACCAGCGGTGAGTCCTTATCCTCGACCAACTCGCGGAAGTGCGTCGCGCACAACGCACCCGTGTCACCACGCGCACGACGACGGCGACAACCGCGCACCGCACACGATCGCGTCTCGCTACTGGTCATACAACCTGGCCGTGCTCGCGGTCGGGATGGCCGGCCCGATCGGCCTGGCGATCACGCGAATGATGTCACGCCCGTTGCGCTCGATCTCGAGCTCGGCCCGGAACGTCGCGACCTGCAAGCCCTCCCATTCGAGCGTGACCCTTACCCGTGGTGGTGGTGACAGCGTCGCCGGAGGCCTGAACAAGGTCGAACGCGGGCGAGGGTCCTCGGCGTAGTAGTTCCCGTCGGTGTCCACCTCGTGACTGCCATCCGCAGACCAGGACGCCGAGTCAGCCGAGCCGTTCCAGTCGTCGATCACGTCGTCGCACTCAGCGAGGAACGCGTCCACGTCATCACTCGGCACGGTCAGCACCGCCCAGCAGCTGCCGGCGCAGCTCGAGGCACGTGCGCTCGAGCGCTGCGGCCGCAGCCGCCTGCGAGCCCGGCAGATACTGCAACTGGACGTGCACACCCACCTGCTCGCGCACCTCGTTCGACACCGAGGCGGACACCTCGAACGGTGTGTCCGCTTCAAGCCTGATCGACGACCTCACTGTTGCTCCTGTTCCCGCCACGGCCGTGGCGTCCGTCCCGTAGCCGCGAGCACCTCGCCCGCGTCCCACACCGCCACCCGAGCCCTACCCATCCGCACCACGCGTGCCGGCGCCAGATCCCTGCGCCGAGCCCAGGTCCGGAACGAGCCTTCGCCCACACCGACCATCTGCGCGGCATCAGCCGTGCGCAGGAAGATCGAGTCACCCATCGAAGTCACCCCACGGGTCACTCGCGTTCTCCTCGAGCTCCTCCATCGTCCAGTCCTGATCCGAGCACGACTCCCGCAAACACCGGACAGTCCCTGTGAGCGGGTTCACCCGCAGCGAGTCCGCGAAGCACGTCGGGCACGACCACGCCAGATACCGCTGCCGTCGGCGACGGATCCGCCCACACGAGCGATGCGCGCACGACGCGCACACCGGACCCAGGCGGGGCCGGCCCTGCGCCTCGACCACCCGCGCCAGTCCACACACGTCGTGGCTGCACGCCGGCGACGCACACACCGGGCCCGCCTGGGTCCGGATCCAACGCTCCGCGTCTTGCGCACGGTCAGGGTTCAACCCCGGGGGCATCCGCTGCCAGGGAACCTCGAACCCGGTCAGCTCCATCGCCCTGGTGTGCCAGCGCGACACCGCCTGCTCGATCCGGCCCGGACGCAACCGTCCATCAGCCAGCTCGATCACACCCAACGGGTGCCCGACCTCCCGCAGCTGCATCGCCAACCCCGGCAGCCGGGCCAGGGCGCGACGGCCGCGACCACCCCCGCTGTCGTACACCGGTGTCGGCGCCTCCACCACGCGTCGGCCGAGCCGCACAGTCGCGATCTCTTCCTCCTGGAACTCTGGCAACCCGAGCGCGCACCGGGCCTGCCGCTCGAGCTCGGCCGCACCACGCATCACTTCGTCGAGGAGCTCCGCCGCCGGCGCCGACCACGGCGCCGGAGAACCCACCGACTTCCGCGCACCAGAACCACGGCCAGGCGCGTCCGGGTTCTCCGGGGCAGTCGACTGCGACGCCGGCACCAACAACGCCAAGCGGTCCAGCAACGGTGCGCCACCACGACCGTGCGAGCACACCTGATACCGGGTCGGCCGACACACGTGATCTGCCGGCACATCGTTCGGGTGGAAAGACCTAGTCAGATCCAGCAGCAGGTTTTCCAGCGTCTTACGCCTCTCGAACGTCACCGAGGTCCCTCCCACGACATCACCACGGTGTGATGCACCTTGAGGTGAGCGCACAGCGCGTCGAGCGCCTCCCGGTGGCTGTCGGTGAAGCCATAGCCGATAAACGCGGACCCGCTGTCGATCGTGGGTCGAAGGTGTTCGTCTCTGGCGCACCGCCACAACCACACGCTCGGGCCGCGCGCCGACCTGCGGATGGCCCGTAACACCCGCGGCCGCTCGAAGCTCACGACGGCACCTCGTCCGGGTCACAGCACGGGTGCGACCGCTCACCCGCGGCGAACAGATCAGGGTCCATCGGATGCCGGCACACCCGGCATCGCGGCACGAACTGCTTCACCACGGCCTCGCCGTCCGGGCGCGGCTTCACGCGGTTCGGGCAGGTCGCCTGATGCGCCCGGTATGCCGACTCGGCCTTGATCGGGATCTCATGGTTGCCGTGCACGAACGCGAGCAGCTGACGCCCCGACGGGCGCAGCTCCACGTTCCCGCGACGCGTCGGCAACGGGTCCAAGGGCATACGGCGACCGTTCGACGTCACCACCCACCGCAGCGCCTGACCGCACGCCGTGCAGAACCCCGACGAGTTCGGATGCGCGCGAGCCGCGCGTTCGGTCGCATCCGCGAGCAGCTGCCGCACCTGCTGCCACTCGTGCTCGCGCACCGCACCCGCCCGGGCCGCCAACTGCAGCTGCACGCGCTCCTGCGGATCCGCGAGCTCCGACAACACCATCCCGGCCTTCACCGCGGTTCGCGCCAGGTCGAGCGCGAGCGGTGACACCGTGTCCACTAGCCGCCGGCGCGTCATCACACTCACGCGACCCTCGCCGCGATCACCGACGACACCACCACAGCGCCACCGGCCAGCTGCCGCACCGCGAACGACGGGGCACCCACCTCGAGCAAACCTCGGCGAGCCAGATCCGACTGGATGTCCCGGAACACCGTCCGCAGCAACAGACCCAGATCCGCATCGGGATCGACGTCGGTGAACAGATACTCCTGATCCACAGCCCCAGCGGGCATGGTCAGCTCCTTCCACGCCGCCCCCGACGTGAGCGAGGGCGAGAGGGTGCGGGAGAAGAACGATTCAGAGCAGGAACGCCCGCAGGAGCGGGCGCTGCGCCCGTCCCGTCCCTACCCGTCCCGACCCGACCCGGGCCGTAGTCCTCGGATTCACCAATTCGGGCCGTATTCGGGCCGACGGTGGAGTCCTCGGGTGCGGCCCGGGCCCAGGTGGGTGGTGCTGGCCCGCCTGGAGGCGGGTCATGGCCCTGTGTTGGGGCAGCGATCCCGGGCCCAGGGGTGCCCGGCCGCTCTGACGGTTGCGCGTTCCCCGGACCGGGGTCCGGCTCGCGCTCCTGGCCGCCGGCAGGTGCCGGTGGCGAGTCGCCGCGGGTGAGGGAAGCGGGATCCGACGTGCGGTGATCGTCGGGTCGCTCTTGTGGGTGCGCGGTGTCCGGGGACGTCTCCCACGGGTCGCGCTGGCGTGACCTGGCCCGTCGGTCAGGTGCACGCTTCTCCAGCTCGCCCGTCGGCGGGCCGGAAGTCTTGACGGTCACGCCCTTGCTCGCGAGCCACTCGACAGTGGCCGGTGAGTAGAAGGGCGACACGGGTGCCGGGTGTCGAGGCACCCGGGTGTCGGCGGCCGGGTCATCGCCGCGGCGGCCGTTGCAGGCACGGCACGAGACGAACAAGTCGTCCGGTGACTCGGCTCCCTGGCCGGGCACCCGATGGTCGTACGTGCCGCCACGGTCGTTCCGGTTCGAGCCCCACTGCACGATGCGGCGGCAGTAGCGGCACGCGTCGCCGTCCCGCAGCCTTACCGGCACTGTCAGCTTGGGGTTGCCGTTGTCGACCTTGCGGCGACGTTCCCAGTCGATCTCCTCCTTGGAGCGCATGTGCCACAGATCGGGGTCCTCGACCAGTTGCCAGTAGCGCGAGCGCCCCAATCCGGTGGAGGTCATCAGTCCCGCGGCGACGGCCTGCTTGAGGAGCTTCGATGCGCGCGGTCCGGCGAGGAGCTGGGCGGTGCCGAGGTCGATTCGGTAGTCGGTCATGTGCCCCGCGGACAAGGTCGCGCAGCGCACGACAAAACCGAATACCTCGTTGATCGTGCGGTCGTCCGATCCCGGCACGCCGGCCAGCGCCGTCACCAGCGGGTGGGTAGCGGCGTTGTCGCCCAATCGGAGCCAGGGCACGAATGTCCTTCCAGGTCATGGTCACGGTCGTGAGCAGCGCGGGCAGGGTCACGGAGGGTCACCGCCCGGGTCGGGTCGCAGCGGACCGGGGCGCGCGGTGAGTTGCTGCAGTTGGGCGCGGAAACCGACCTTCGCGCGCACCTGGTCAGTGACGTCGAACCCGTTGCGGAACGCCTGGTCGACGAACCGTTGGATGTCGCCGAGCGTCATGCCGGCGGTCCTGTCGGCGGCATCGACGACGAGTTGGGCGCGCGTGCTCACAGTGGCCCCTTCCGACTTTGACCGTTGCGCCAGAGCGCGATCGCGCCGAGCACCACGGTGGCGGCGGCCGCGAACCCGGTGATCGCGAGCGCCGTCCAGGCGAGGACCTCGATCACGGCCGGCCAACCCAGGGGCGTAGCTGTTTCCCGAAGTGCTCGAAGGACGCAGCGAGTTGCTGAGCGGATGCGATGATTGCCTTCACCTGGGCGTGGAGCGCTTCGCGGGCGAGGCGGGCTTGTCGCTGTCGTGGGGTGAGGTGGCACCACGGGTCCCGGTCGAGCTCGACAGCGAGGTATGCCGCGATGAACTCCGGGTCGTTCACGGGGCGGCCGCGGCCGGCGACGAGCCCGCGGGCGACGTCGATCACCTCGAGCGTCACGACCGTGCCCGCTTCGCGTTCTTGCGCGAGGCGTGGACTCGCTCGGCCATCGCGACCAGGTCGGGGTGAATCTGCACCCGCAGGGTATGGCTCGCTTTCTGAGCGAGCAGCCCGCCCGCGAGGATCTCGTCGTCGGAGACCAGGAGGTGCTTGGCCTTGCTCAGCACGACGGCAGCAGCGTTGGCCTCGCCGATGTTCACGAGGCGTCACCGCACAGGGTGCGGGCGACCTCGGCCGGGTCGCCGCCGTCGATGAGTGCTTGCTCTTCCGGGGTGGGCTCCCACTTGTAGATGCTGACGAGTTGGTGGACCCACGAGTGCTCGTTGGCTGCGTCACGCCAGAGCCAGGTGCGGGGGTTGTCCAGGCTGTCGTCGGTCGCGGCGTCCAAACGCAGCCGCCGGAAGACCACCAACGCGGGCAGCGGTGTCGCCTTCAGCGCGGCACGGAGCTTGTCCGGGAGGTCGTCGGAGTCCAGGGTCTTGTCCGACGCGTTTGGCAGCAGCATTTGGGCGAACACGCGACGCTGCCGTACACCGGCCGGGTGCTTCGCCGCGAGCATCGGCTCGAAGTCGCCCACGACCATCTCGCGGGCGATCTGCTCGGCCGCGTCCGATCGGGCCACGTCACCGAGGAACCGTCTGCGCACCACCGCGGTGGCGCGCAGGCGCGCCTCCAGCTCCGCCAGTGCCTTCTCGTCTGCGGCCTGCTGGGGCTGTTCCTCCGGGTCAGTGGTGGGGGCTGGTACTGCCTCGTCGGGGGAGACACCGAGCTCGTCGCCGTGGTGGTCGTACGGGGACGTGCAGACACCGATAACGGCTTCGTCTTCGTCGATGGTGAGGGCGTGCCCGGGGCAGTCCTTGTGCCACTCGATCAGCTTGTTGTAGTAGTCCTGGTCGTCGACCTGCCGGAGGTCGCCACCGATTTCTCGTTGCTGAGCTGGTGAGAGAAGCGAGTCAACGAAGCACTCCGGCTCGACGTCGTCGACCTTCACGTAGGGGACGCCGTCGGCCGTGCACCGCTTCTTCAGCGCACGCTCGGCCCGCTGGAAGTTCGCCCGCTCGGTGCGGGCTTGCTTCTCCCGCTCCAGAGCGGTCGCGAGCGCGATCGGGCCGGCCTGCGCCGCCCGGTCGAGGCGGGTCATGGCGTCGCGGTCGTTCGCGAACGACGCCATCCTGACCGCGTCCTCGAGGGTCAGGTCACGGTTCAGGATCTGCGCCTGCGTGGAGCCCGGGAGCTTGGTGACCTTGATCCGGTCGGTGACGGCCTTCTTCGACCTACCCACCTTCGCCGCGATGTCCTCCGGCTTGTAGTCCAGGTCGATCAGCAGCTGGTATGCCGTTCCCTCCTCGACGGGGGACAGGTCGACGCGTTGCCCGTTCTCGACGAGCATCCGCTCGACCTGCTCGCCCCGTTCAGAGGCGGGGTGCAGGATCGCCGGCAGGGTCTTCACGCCGGCCTGGATCGCTGCGGCGAGGCGCCGGTGGCCGGCGACCAGCTGGTACTTCTTCTTCACCCCTTCGCCGGAGGGCTCGACGACCAGCGGCTCGAGCAGGCCCTGAGCCTGGATCGACGCGGCCAGGTCGGACAGGTCGCCCAGGTGCTGGCGGGGATTGTCGGGGTGCTCGGCGATGTCCTTGGTCGGGATATCGAGCAGCTGCACGGTCGCAGCGTTCATGCGGGTCTCCTTCAGGGTGTGCGGGTCACGGCACCGGCGACAGGTGCCGGGTGCTGGTGGGGTCTGCGGGGCTGGCGTCGGAGGTCACGTCGCCGTCAGCGGCGCCGGCGTCGGGCTCGGCGGCGTCCTCGTCGTCGTCGGTGCGGCGCATCGTCGACGGGAGCCGCTCGAGCCAGGCACCCCACGCGTCTAGCACCTCCTGGTCGTCGTCGAAGGACGACCCAAGCGGGTGCCGCACCGACACGGCGCCGATGAACGAGTCACCGACGGTCACGAGGAACCGGTGCCGGCCCTGACCGAGCAACCGGACAGCCATCGGCCGCTTGTAGGCGCGCACCGCGGCGTCGAACACCGCGAACGACGCGATCAGCGGTTGCCCGTCATACTCCGGTGGGACCTGGAAATGACCATGGACCGCCTCACCGAGGTAGCCCTCGATGTCGGGGAACAATGTCGAGGTGCCCAACGTCGGCAAGACGAGCTCTTCACCGATCGACAGCAGCCCCGAAATGTCCCTCGTCGAGAGCACCTGCCCCTCACGCGTCGAGGCGACGGCGAGCTCGAGCTGCTGGTCCGGCTCAACGTCCTTCCCGGTCACCTTGACCGGCCGGTGCACCGCGAGGAGCTTCTTCACCGATTCCACGGACAGGTCGATCGCCAGCCCGGAGTCATCCGAGCCGCCCACCACCGAAACGATCGCCAGCCCTGAGCTGTGAGCGTCCGTAGCGAGGACAGCCATGTTCACGCGGTCAACGACCAGACGCACCCGCGCAAGATCCGACACGTCCACCGACGACGCGTGCGGCAACACCGCGGTGAGAGCCTGATGCAGGTCCCTGATGTCCACCACGGTGCTCACCGGGCCTCACCACCGTGGCTGCGCTCATACGCCCGGCGGGCGACAGCAACGATCACCGCCATGTGCGCGGGCGAGCCAGGGCCGTTCGCGTAATAGGACGCCCACACCTCGTCACGATCGGCCTGGCGCAGCGCCCGCCAGTGCACCTTGCACATGGCCAGGAACACCGGGATCCGAGCACCGCAGTCACGCACCGGGCAAATGTGGGTCGTGCTCACCGGCAATCACCTCGTTCCGGCACCAAGGGCATCCCCCGCTGTTTGGACGATCCGTGCTGGTGTGCTCGGGTGCGTCCGCGTCGACGACCACGGGCCCGTCGACGATCAGCCCTAGCCAGACGATCCGGTCGGCGCTGCGACTGTCGTCGACCGTGACCTTCCGTACGCAGAGCCATGGGAAGGTGCGGCCGTCGACAAACACGCCGGCGCGATTGATATGCACCGATCGGGCTATCCGTGCGCGTTCGTGGTCAGTCATTTGCGCCTGTCCACCTTCCGGGGTCGTTGATGCGCGAAGCGCGCTCATAGGCGTTAGGGGCGATGTCGAACTCGCCGTCGGCCCACCGGTCGAACACGTCGCGGCGGGCCTCTGATCCGACGCGGACCAAGTCCGGGCGGGCGACCCGCTCGAGGCCTCGCAGCTCTAGCTCCGACCAGGACGGCACCTTCGACCGGTAACCGCGGCCGTCAGTCATGACCGTCGCCTCCCAGCCGTAGGAAGCGGACAGGGTCACCGGTGCCCGCTAGGAGATCCCGCAGCGCCCGCAGGGTCTCTTCGCGCACCGCCGGGTCTCGCATCTGGATGGCCTTGATGTGCTGGGCGAAGTTCGTTGCCATGCCCGCGGCGACCGACGGTGGGATACCCGCAGACAGGACGAGGAAGTTGCAGATACCAGTGGCCATGCCCGAGTCGAATACCTCGAGCAGCTGCGCCTCGGTCACGGTGTGCGTGGTCTCGTACGCGTTCACGGCAGCGGCCTCCATTCCTGGCCGTCACACCCGGGTCGGGTGCACACCAGCACCCGCCACCGCGCGTTGCCCTGCCAGCGTTCCTCGACCCGCCAGGCATGAAGATCCAGGCGACACAACAGCATTCGGACCCAGCTCATAACGCGCTCACTTTCGCTTCGGGCATCGTCTGCCGGCAGATCGCGCACTCGCCGTGCTCGTAGGAGTCGGCGATCGCGTCCTGGCGTTCGCTGGCGCGGATCACCGCCTCCCAGCACTCACCGCACGCGACCGACGCGAGACGGACACCCTTGGGGTGGCCCATCCGCTGGCAGCGGTTGCGGGCGAGCGGTGACAGCGGGTGTGAGGCCCCGAGGTGGGGTACGCGGGTCGGTACGTGCCCGCGGGCGCGCCCGGATTCGATGCGGGACAGACCGATCGCCTCCCGCAGGCCCATCTCGCCGGCGCGGAGCTTGCGCTGCTCCTCCCGGGGCAGCTCGAGCAGCGACAGCCGGTCGGACACCCACACCTGGTTACGGCCGACCCGCTTGGCGACCATCGCGTGCGTGACTTCCTGGCCGCCCATCGCGACGCGCAGCGCAGCCAGCGCGTGCGCTTGCTCGATGGGGTCAAGGTCGCGGCGCTGGCTGTTTTCGCTGATCATCGCGGCGAGGACCTGGCCGCGGGTCATCTCCGGCCGGATCACCGTCCACACCTGGTCCCAGCCGAGGTGCTTCACCGCGGCGAGGCGGCGGTGGCCGGCCACGACGACCAGGCGGTCACCGTCTTGACGGGCGACGATGTCCTGCAGCAGTCCCACGTCCGCGATCGAGGCGGCCAGGTCCTCGACCCCGTCGCCGGCGTCGGTGCGCGGGTTCGACGGGTCAGGATGCAGATCGGCCACGTCGACGAGGCGACGCTCCGAGCCCACCGATCGCGGCCCCGACGGTGACGCCGACGAGCTCGCCAGCCTCTGGCCGGCCTCCAGCTGCTCCGGGTCAATACGAGTGACGCCAGGCTTGCTCTGGAACTGCTGGACCGCCAGGTTCATCCGCTGCTCGTTCGTCGGGAACCCGATCGCGTGCGCGATCTCCTCGACCTGCGACACCTTCACGCCCTCGACCAGCTCAGCTGTGCGCTGCGGGGACTCCAGCCGCGCCAACCACACCGCCACCTCGTAACGCTGCTGCGCGGTCAGCAGATGCGATGTGAACGTCACCGTTGTTCACCGCCCGCGCCGAACTCGCGGACCACGTCGACGAGCCAGCGCACGGCATACACGCCCGCACCAAACGCCAGCGCAGCCAGGGTCGCGACGACGAACGTCAGCCCGTTCGGTGCACCACCCGGGGACATCACGCGACCGCCTCGAACGAGAACGCCGGCTGCACCGACCGGAACGCGCACTGGTGGCAGACGAACAAGACCACCTCGACCGCGCCTGCGTGCTCACGCAAACCCTCGAGCGAGGACCACGGGTCACCGCAGCGCGGGCACGGTGTGCGCCTCGCCTGCATCTGCAGGTCGACGACCAGGGCGTACGCGACCGGGGTCGTGCCCGAGGTCACCCGGATCACACCGTGGCCCACGCGGGCGGCCATCGCGTGCCGCACCGTGGCGTGGCCACGCGCGAGCTGCAGCACACGGGTCGGTATCAACCGGTCGGCCATCGCCAGCGGCACGACATACCGGCCGAGCACGTCCCGGTCGGACAGGCTGCCACCCGGATCGCGGTCGACCGCGGCCGGCCGCGCCAGAGTGACGACGGAATACGGGGTTGGCATTACACTCTCCCTTGTTAGGTGGCCGGGTCCTGGCGCCGCGAAACGACAGGGACCCGGCCGCTGCTTATGTGCGGGTCGGAAACGGGATCACGTTGGCCGGCGCCGCCGCGGGCGAACCGGACATGACGACACGGTCACCCGTGTCGCGGAACACCAGGCGCCCGTCGACAAGCACCCGATCGCCACCCACCACCACACGCGTGGCCCGCGGGAAAAACCGGGCCCGGAACGCCTCCCGCTCAACCGCGAGCCTCTCGCTCGCGCGCAAAGCTGCGGCGACATCCTGAGGCGGCACGGTGCGGCAAGCGCGGTGGATTCGGGTGATGCGCGAGCGGGCGGCGTACTCGAGCGCGTATAACTGGGTCAGGTAGTCCGCTGTGGCCTCGAGCGTGAACACGTCACCAAACGGGGACAGCGGGGACAGCGGGTGCGTAGTCACCAGTCACCTCCGGACGCGCGGGCGGGGGAGCCCAGGGGGGACGGCTCAACCCCGCCCGCGCGCTGCACCGGCTGCGGGCCTGTGGCCAGGGCCGGCGCCTTCACCGGGGCAGGTTTACGCCACCCGCCGGTGAACCCTGCAAGGATCCGGGACATGTCGGGGACGCAGGCCCGCGCCTCCGACCCGTACGCACCCGTCGATGCACGACGAGTGCCGGAACCGAGAGGGCGATTCGATGAACGACTCATCACAGCCTCCGACCAAATTCGACCGTGATGCTGCACTTGCCACGCTCGACATGATCGAGAGCCACCTGCAGAAGATGACTGACCCGGCCGACCCGCTCACCGCGAGCGCTGCGCTGAAGCTGGTTATCGCCGACATCAGCGGCTTGGCTGAGGTCGTCCGCGGCATGGTCGAGGCCCACCCCGTCGCCAACGACTAGATCTCCCAGGGGAGCCGCAGCCTGCTCGCCGGGGGTGGCCGGTCCGCAGTATTCACAGCACGCCACGTCAAGGACGGTCACGTCCTCGGGCAGGAGAGTAAGTCGGTCTCTCATCGGACGCTCCTGACGAGCGCGACCCGTTGCTGCTGGGGGCGCTTCAGCAGGTCACGCGCGGGCACGACCTCGACCTCGCCGGGCCGTAGAGCCCGCGGCACCAGCACCGGGCGGTCACCCAGGCGCCGAATCCGCTTGCGGGACAGTCGCATCGCGTCCACCCGCTCGAACGGCACATTGCCGCGCGACCCCGCCTTACGCTGCCGCGAGCGCCACACCACCTTCCGCGGCTTGACGTCGACGTAGCCGACGCCCGGGACGAACTCCCGCTTCGCTGTGCTCATGCGGAGGCCTTCCTCTGCGAGCGTTCGGTGCCGCACGTCGGGCAGTAGGTGCGGCCTGGCTCGGTGAGGATGAGGTGTCCACCGTTGGCGACGATCCACTCCCACGTGGTGCCGCCCGCCTCGCGGAGTTCCGCGACGGAGGCGCCGAGTTGCCATCCGGTCGGCAGGTCAACCCAACCCCCGTCAACCAGGAGGAAGGAGCGACCGAACTGGTCGCGAACGATGGCGCCTTCGTTGGTGGGCTCCGGGTAGGTTTCTGGCACCGGATTCGAGGAGGGCGCGCCATGGCTCACATGCGATTGCTCAGCTGGCGCATTCCTAGCGCTCTCACCGGCTGCTGGCCCGAGCCCAGCGTCCTTCTCAGCGACGGCATCGAGACCGCCTCCGCCGCCAACGCCGCCACTATGTTCATCGACCCCGTCGATGACACCGGAGCCGGCGGTCACGTCCTCGCCGGCGGATGGACCCCGATCAGCCACCACGTCGTCATCGACGATGACGGACCCATTCTGAGCGTCCTGTTCGTCCGCGACTGACGCCGACGGGCCCTCGTAGATCTCGATGTCGTACGCCATCCCGGCCAGGTCAGCCCAGCGGAACCGGTCACCGATTGCGGCGCTAGGAGCAAACTCGCCCTCGACCACGATCCACTCGTCCCAGAACGGCAGACGCGCGAACCAAGCGTGATGGGTTTTCCCGTCGGCCGGCCACTGTGTTCGAACGACTGCTACGGCTGTCGGCGCCTTCGGAGCTGGCGTAAACCGGCTCGGTTCGCGGAACCGGAACACGACCTCGGCTGATTCAGCCGCACGGACGACCCAGCTCATGCCGAGGCCGCCTTCCGCGAGCGCCCAGCTGTTCGCGCGTCGCGCGCGAGTTCTGCCTTGAGTCGCTTGATCTCAGAGGGAGGGAAGAGGAATGGTCCTCGAAGGCCGGGCAGCTTCCGCGCGGGGATGATGCGGCCGTTCTGGACCCATCGGCTGAGAGTGCTGGGGTGGACGCCTAGCGCTTCGCACGCCTCGGCGCTAGTGAGCTCGGTGTGCATGTGCTTATGCAAATGCACATGTAGGAGATTGTCAAGTAGTGCCGACCAAGTTGCTTCCGCATAGGGCAAGGTTGTGCAACACTGTGCGCATGAGCACATCGCCGATTGAGCGCGAGGACCTCAACTTCGACCTCGCCGACCGCCTTCACAAGTCTCTGCGAGTGGCCGGTAAGTCGGCATCGCAGATCGCAGAGGACCTCGGAGCTCACCGCAACACGGTGAGCAACTACCTCGCTGGCCGCACCACACCGGAGCCCCGCACGCTGAAGGGATGGGCGCTAGCGACAGGCGTGCCGCTGAGTTGGCTTGAGAGCGGCAACCTCGATCCGCGCGGCCCTGGTGACGGCGGCGCCTTGCGGTCGGTCGCCTCTGTCGGTGCAATTCGAGCTGCCATCGCCGAAGTCACCGGACGTGACATCGACATGGTGACGTTCGCCGTGTTGGTCGAGGCAATCGGCCAGCGGGACGAGGCCACCCTGGCCAAGGCGAGCTTTACCGCATGGATCCTCGCGACAGCCTCGGGATTCGACGCGAAGAGCTTGGGAATCGCTGACAGCGTTGTTCCGGCCTACGTAGACAGCGACCGCCTCGCGGAAGAACTCCGCGAGGCGGTCGAGCGGTGCGCCATCAGGGACTCGAACCCCAAACCCGCTGATTAA